TGAGGACATCAATTCAGTTAAAGCGTCGACCACCTTGTCGGTTGGTACGATCCCGTCTACTTCGAGATGCTTCGCAAGTTTTTCGACCCCTTCTTCACCGAGCATAAACTCGGCAGCGTCCACGATCAGGCTGGTTTCCCCTTTGTCGATCTTGCGAAGAACAGTCAGGAATCGCCAATCGTTTGCGATGCTGTCGCTTATTTCGAATTCAAGTCCGTCTTTGAGTTTTGCTATCATTGGTCACCTCTCTTTACAGACTTATGCGGTCTGCTTAATGTACTCGTAGTGAGTATTGCCGTTTTCATCCGGGAGCGCTGTGATAGTCACCTCGTAGCCCACTGCGTCGGAATCTGAATATGTGATATCTCCGATCTCAGAAATCTTTCCGTCCGGAATCACGACTCTCTTTACAGTTTTGCTGTTCATGACCATATCAACGACCCATGCAGCTTCCTCAGGCTCTTCTGCATTAGCCTCGATCGTGATACCTGCTGCGAGCGTTCCGCTAACGTTGCCACTGCCATATACAGCCTTGAGCACTTCCGGATTCAAAACCTCAATGAGAGTGGTCTGGAATGTATCCGGCTTCTCTTCCTGTATGTTCAGAACGGTATCACCGCCCCAAGCCTTGATGTCTGTGGTCGATGGGCTGTTGCTGTTAACAAGTCCGTCCTCGCTGCAGTAACCCATAGCTTTAAATGCAGCATCAAGTGCAGTGACAGCATCGGTCGGAAGTGTTGAGCCTTTTGGCGCTCTCCAAATAGCACCGCCGATTGCAGGTTTGCCCGCACTTACATTGCCAACTGTCTGTGCCATTTAGTCCTCCTTATAATGAGTAATCAAATACACGGCCTGCCAGCGATATTGCTTTGTGGCCGTGTTCGTAAAGTTATAATCTGTTTCGAGTTCGACCCTTGCGACCTCGTTGAGCAGGGTGAAGTTTTCCATTGCCTTTGCGACCCTGTCATTCAGAACCATTGCGTCGTACAAGCTGGATCCGTATGACTGGATCGCGATCGTTGTGGTAATGATATGGTTCGCTCTGCTCGTGCCTGTTTGATCAATGAGCACGTAATCGGTCAGCTGTTCGGGCTGTTCCATATACACGCCAATATCAAGCTGATTCGCAAGGTAATCGAGTAATGTCTTTGCAATCATTCCAATCACCTACCCTAATGCTTTCAGAAGCGTGTTGTCTTCGAGATTTTTCCGCCTTGCTTCGTAAGTCGTTGCATGGACGGAAGCGTTGACTCTCGTCTTGCCGACATGAGTCGTCACCTCGAATCCTTCGCCCGCTCTGCCCTGAACCTCGACAGCTTTCGCTCTGCATATGCTTTGCATTTCAGCCGACTTGAGGAGCTGGCCGACGCCCTTGTAATTAAGTTTGAAATCAACCTTGCTCATATCTCTCGACTCTCACTTTCGTGTTCCAGCTGAGCGGGATAAGGTCTTCGATACCTTTCTCTGGCATTGCGATAATACGCCAATCCTTGTTGAAAAATCTGACCTTCTGCCCTGCTTTCCAATCATGTGTATCGCCCTTCGGGATCCCGAGCTGATACTCAGCCATTCGCCCCGTAAGACTGTAGATCTCCAAGTTCTCGGTCGTGCCAACGGGAGCAACAAGAACGTTGTCCACGTTGACAGGCCTTTCGGTGTAAATTGGATGGTTAAGTGCATCCGTACCGCTTTTGATTTGTTCGTAAAGTGTTATCGTGATGCCTACCATTTACAATCACCACCAGTGCTTTGCTCGATTGGGCTGCGGCTCCCGATTCTGTCCCCAACACCGAGCAGCTTCTTCTCGAGCTTACCGAGATACAGCTCGCCCGATGCTCCGGAGCTTCCCATCGTCCAGCTTTGCGAATAACCAAGCGCTGACATGGAACCCTGTGACGCTCCGATCGGGATCCCTGCATCAGTTCCGTCGCCCATTGCCCTTACAACCATCCTGCATGACACTAAAGCTTTCTTCTCGTGCTCCGCATGGACATTGTAAGCGTCAATGATCATAGCTGCGTCCTGCAGCATGTTTTCACAAGCTGTCTGTTCTGCTTCGGTCATGGTTCTTGTCATTCTTGACTGAACATCATTGACCGTTGCATATGTTGGATAAGAATCCATCAGCCTCACCTCATTTCTTCTTTGATGTCTTCTTTGACTTTGGCTTCTCTGCCTTTGGTTCGGGTGTAATATCGGCGAGTTTGTGACCCGCCGATTTGTATTCTTCTACCCGATCCTCCGCGACAAGCATTTCGTTGCCAAAGTGCTTATTGATCATCTTGACCATTATTAAGCAGTAACTGTCAGCCTGTTGAAGCAGCTTACATCGGCGCGGAATCCGACTTCGATTTCTGCTCTTACTGCGAACATATTGCGCTGGAACAGGTTGATTGTATTATCACCGCTTGTCAGTGTAGCGTCCTCCGAGTAAGAGATCTCAACGCCCTCGACGGTGCCGTAAAGAGCCTGAGTCCAGTCACCAGCTACGCCGACAACGTGGTTTGTTCCATCGTATACGCCTTTGCTGAGTACAGTCTGTGCTCCGAGTACCATAGGAACGGCGCCCTCTGATACGTTGTTGATGAACAGAGGCCTCTTGTTGTCATCAACTGCAGCAAGCAGTACGCCCTTGCCCTGTGGGGAAAGTGCGATGCCGTTCATGATTCCGCCGTGTGTAGCGATATCAGTATCAGCTGCAACGAGGCTTGAATAAGTGTTTGGTGCTGTAATATTCTGCGCTGTTGCGCTTGCGAATGTGTCAAAGTCGCTTCCAGGTGCCTGTACAGCACCGGCTACTGTTGCATCGAACTTCTGCGCGAGTGCGAGAGGAAGTCTGCGAACGAGTTCATCATAGAGAGCTGCTGCATCTCTTCTGAATTCGTTTGAGAACGGAACGATCACGGCCAGCTTATAAGCCTTCATGATCTTTGTATTGAGTGATGGATTGGAAACTGGCTTCTCATCAGTTTCACCGACCCATGCTGCTTCCGGGTCTGCTGTGATTACCGGAATCGCTGCGCCTCTGCCCGGGAGTGCGATCTGTCTTGCGAGCGCCATTACTGCGGACGCTTCCTGAGTCTTTGCAAGGATCTCGCTTGCTACCTCCGCTGGGAGGTTAATGTTTGTTCTGTTGGTTGGGATACCTGCCATTGTTTTATTCTCCTTTACTTAGTCTGTGCATTTAACCATTCCGCGAATTGATCGCGAGTTGCTTTCGGGATAGAATTACCGATTTCTCCGCTGTCCGGAACCTTTGGATAGTCGTTCGGTCTGCCCCATTTAAGAAGAGCATCCGCCTGCGCTTCACATTCTTCCTTTGTGGATCCTGTAAGTAAGTTCTGCGGGACGCCCTTCGCAGTTGCGACCTCTTCACGAACGGATCTGAGCTGTTCGGCTGCCTTTAGCGAATTAAGTTCGCTTTGCAGACTGTCAGCCCTCTCAATCGCTTTCTGAAGATCGCTCTTATTTGCCTCTTCCGCAGCGTCAAACTTTGCAGCTTTTTCTTTCAGATCTTCGTAATCTGAATACTTGGCAACACGCTTTGCAACGATCCTGTTGACGTCTTCTTGCGTGAATGTCTGTGGCTGCGCAGTGTTTTCCGCTTCCTGAGTTGTAGCTTCCTGACTTGTTTTGATGGTGTCAGTATCCATTTGAACCTCCTATGAGTGAAACCTCGTTTAAGGCACGAGTTGCCAATGAAAAAGAGACCCGAATTGGTCTCTTAATTAACGCTTAAAGTATTTGTTTATTGCTGCAAGCACTTGGCGCGAATAGGTGAAGTCTGTCCCATACTTGGAAGGAATCTCTAAGCCCAGTTCTGCAAGCTTAGCATGAGTAAAGGCCTCGGCCATAAATTCATCAATGTTTCTGCTTGAGTGTTCATAGGAACTTATCCATCGCCTAACATCTTGCGCTGCATCGACATCTTTATGATAAGCTCGATATATTTTGCGGATTTCTTTCCAAAACGCCTTATCGTCTGTAAGACCATATTTTTCTGCATTTGAGTTTGCTAACGTGTGCGCAAATTCATGCAGCGCAGTTGAAACTTGCTTTGCGTTCAGCCTCATCCTGTTGCCTGTTATATCTACGTCTCCGGCTGCTTTTTCAGCTCCGACAGTAACTCTTTCGAGACGCGTGCTATATTCATTTGAAAGCTTGGAAATCAGTGATCGCGATTGACTGAATTTTGGATCTTGAATGATTTTTTCATCAAAAGAAATTGGTGTTCCATTTTTGTTCTTGGGAATGAACTCTTCAGCGACGGACGAGCTTCGTTCCACTCTCTTTGCATATGCGCTCCGCTTTTGCGCATTGATAGACTGCTTATTCTTATCGTAAAACTTCCGTCTGAGAGCGTTTATTTTAGCCTCAGGGCTATTCCCGTCTGCATTGCGGTACATGTCCAAATACTCATCAGGATTGTATCCTTCGACATCAATCTTATCGCTGAACCTTACGCAGTAAGTACAGTCGCAATTAGCATGAACATGTTCAGCATGACCGTTCTTGATGGCGTTCTTCGAAGCTCTTTGCCATCCCCTCGACGCAAGTGTTAGACAGAACGCGCAGGTGTCTCCGCTCGGTATCCACGCCCATTCTGCCCCGTCCCGTAACGCGTTCTGCTGCATGGTGTCCACTCCGACCAGCTTCACCTGTCTCCCGATCGCACCCGAAGTGACTTCGGGGTTCTGCAGAATCGTCCCATATACCGCCTTTGCAACATCACCGTATGTTGCGGTCGGAGCAGGAACGGCAGAAGGAACAGAAACCTTCGACAGATCCGCAAGCGCATCGTACATCTCGCAAGCAAGTGAACCTGCAGCCTCGCCGTACTTCGTTGCGAGTCCGTAGCAGTAATCAACGAATCTCCGCATCTGCTCTGAAGTCTCGATAGGATTCCGCTCGATATACTTCAAAGCCTCTTCAGCTGCTTTATCACTTATCTTCCGCAGATCTCCGATGTATTTATTCCATGTCCGCCTTGATATGGTAGCCATTACTCACCTAATTCTTCGAGAACCTGTAAACCTCTTTGCCTCTGTTCCTGTGCTTTGATCCGCCTGATATCCGCCTGGTCAAATCCGATCATCTCGAGGAATGTATCAGTTCCCGCAAACTCAGGACGGGCAGAAGCAATCTTGATGGCTGCGTCTGCCGTTACCGCAACGGACGGCATCGCCGGGTTCTTGAAATGTGCAACGACATTCGCCTGCTCGTCCGCCAGTTCGTCAAGCGAAACACTGTTCTTTACAGCTAAAGCCATCTGAGCGATCGTCCGCAGTGAGTCTCCGTTTCTTGCGTTCAGCTGTTCAGCCATGCTGACAAGCGTCTGTGACTGCGCCAGTATTGCGTCGGAGCTGGTCGGATTCGCATCATTGACGACTCCCGTATCAGTCACAGTGAGACCCGTTGCAGCCGAGAATTGCGTTGCAAGGATTCTGAGCATCTCAACGTGCGGAGCAATATTGCCCTGCGCCAGCTGTCCGAAAGTCGGTTTCTCACCTGTCTCCGGATTAACTGTTGATGTTATGATGTTTCCGACATACTGTTTGAATTTATCGTCAACGACCGCATCATACTGGTCATCAGTAACACCGAGCAGATACTTCTGCGGTGATGTACTGAATTCAAGGCCGATCGTAGCGTTTGCAATCGTCCTCACATAGCCCTGTATAAGCCTTCTGACAGGCTCCTTTATCCTTGACTGACCAAATGGCTTTGCGCTGGTCGGGTTGTAGATCAGAGGTTCGATTAATGGCCTCCCCATCTTATGTGCATGCTCTTCCGCGCTCCAATCGTTACCGTTTCGCGTCAGAACCCAGATCGCTTTGTCGGTGTAAAGATTCATCAGCGAAGGCGTCCACGCTTTGCCCGTATTATCGGGGGCCGTGTCGATGATAGCGAGTCCGCAAGAGATACGCCCCAATGCTCCGTCCCAAATCGCGGTCGCAGTGTTTGCTGAATGAAAACGGATCTTGCATCCGATTTTGTCGTCGGCCGACAGCGTTGCGAACGAGCACCCGATCTTGAGCTCGTCACGACACGCCTTCGGATACTCTGCAACGAGATTGTTGTCTGATACGATTTGCTTCAGTTCATCAAGTTCAACCCCGCTCTCGTTCACAAAACCGTCGAACATCGACCTACCCGCAAGAACATCAACTGTCTTTGCACCCCAAGCGCAACCGATCTCGAGTCCCGAGAAACTTCTCGGCAAAGCGATACCAAGATTGACCTCGCTGAGCGGGATCCGCCCTTCGTAGTATCTTTCCTTTGTAGCGTTCTTTATTGAAGTTCCGACGAGCACTTCGAGAAGCTTCGAAAGCATCACCGCCTCATCGGCTCCCAAATTGCGAACCTTCTTCGGGTTAATAAAACTATTAATCATTATCCAATCCTCATCTTCTTATTAGGATTTCGCTTACTATTTACGGCGCCCCAAAGCGCAAGCGCTACAGCCTCGATCGGCGCTGAATTGTCACCGCCAAAGCCCCAGCCGCCCCCAATCGGACGCTTAACCGCCGTTATTGCACTGTCCTCCAATATTTCCTGCTGATGGAACCATGTAACGCTTTGCTCATTAAGCGCATTGATCAGCGTTCCTGCTGCAGCGATCACATCCTTCGTTGAAGGCCTGATCACGGAGTTCTTTGCTTTCCACGTCTCCGTAATACGTTCTACGAGTACATCGACACCGTTGCGCCCATCGATCACAACACAGCTTGCTTTGCCGTATCGTTCGTTCAACCAGTCCGCAAGCCATTTAACACCGATGCCCGTCGGCTTCAGTGCGATCAGTGATATCCTTGCTTCGCCATCATCAGGAATGACTGCGCCACACAGTGCGACCTGCGACCCGTCAGCTGAAAACTTTACACCGTAAGCAGTTTTGCCCTCCGGCTTCGGTTCGGTCGACTTGCAGGCTTCCCACTTGTCTTTATCTATCGCGTAATCGAGTTCGTGCTCGACTACAGGTGTCCACCATCCGAGACGCTCACGAGCGAAAGTGTCCGCGGGCATCTGTTCCAGCTCGCCCTCGATCGTGCTTTGCAGTATCCTCCGGCCGAGCGCAGGGTTAGTCTCTGCCCATCTGCTCTTATCGGAAACATCTCCGATCTCAGGAACGGAATACTCAAACCATGCTGTGCTTTGCGTCTGATTCGCTGTCGCTTTATCACGGATGCCTCTGAATACGGTTCCGTCTGAATTCGGATCCGGAGGAGTGCCAAGATAAATCGTCTGCGGATTGAGGCTTGCGGATATCGCCGGAATGAACGAAGCCTGCGCTTCAACGCTCAGCTCTTGTGCTTCATCGAATATCAGTAGATCCCCGTGCTGGCCTCGTCCGCCGTTACGGGTACGGGCAAGAAACTTTACCCTTGCCCCACTTTTCAATATGATCTGTTCACGGCCAAGAGCTGTCTTGATATCCTTCAGATACTTTCTCAGCTTTGCCGTATCAAAAAACGAAGCCATCTCTTCGAATGTCTCCGTTGCTGTTTTCTGTAAATGTGCTGTATATATGACCTGCTCGTTGTACAGAAGCATACCCGCTTCCGCTCGGCCTTCAGCAAGTCCGCTCTTCCCGTTCTGTCTCGGGACGCTCCCGCCACAGGTCTTGCAAAGCCACTTTCCGCCCGGAGCGATCGCCATCCAATCGCAAAGCGCAAGACTTTGCCACGGATCAAGAATGAGTCCGCCCGTCCTCAGAATTCTCTCTGCGTCGACCCCGTCTGTCTCTGTATACGGCGGTGCGATCCTAACGCACGGCTCCTGACTTCCCAGCAGCGTTCCGTTCTGATAAGATCTCCGAGATGTCGTCATCATTATTCTCAGCTCCTTCTATCTCTTCGATCTCCTTCAGCGTCTCTCTGTACTGGCGGGCAAGTGACGCAACCTGTCCCGTCTCCGCGCCATCCAGCGCCAATGCCAACTGCTCTTCGAGAGCTTTTAACTTTTCTAATCGGGACATCTGAAAAACTCCTTGTGTGTAAATCGGCGCT